TCTCAGGCATTGGTGGCTGCTGGGGCTGCATCATCTCTTCGTCCATCTGAGGCTGCTCACGCATCTCAGGTGCGCCGCCAATCAGGTCGCCTGTGTCCATCGCCGCTGCGATTGTGCCCATGACGATATCTTGGATTTGTTCAGGTGACATACTGTTTTGAACCGCAGAAATGCGCTTCGTTTCGGCGTCGTAGGCGTCTACCTGAGCCTTGTACTCCTTGATGTCCACTTCGCGCTGCGCGACGCTGTCCTGAACATTCTGGATGATGTCTGTCATCCGGTTCAGTTCCTGCGTCATGGCTTCCATCTGCTGTTGTGCGGCCATCATCTCAGGCGACTGATCGCCTTCCGACAATACCTTCGGATCAAGGATTTTCTTGAACCGCTCCGCCATTTCTTGCGCGCCGGGCCAATCCATATTCTTGATGAACAGATCGCCTGCAACCGACCAAAGTGCTGGGTTGGACTGCAAAATCTGGCTCATGGCGTCGAGGGCTTCTTGACGCTTCGTCATGTAGCCGGGGCCAGTTGTGACCATAACGTCGTATGTACCAACGCCGGGGTTGTAGACCTTTTCGATCAGCGCGCCCATTTCGTCGCGGATTTCCTTGACAGGCTCTTTCTGCGTCGGGTTGAACTTGACCATGTCAACGTCACCGTCAACGCCGATGATGCGGGCGATGCGCTGTGTGTCGTAAATCTTCGGTATCAGGTCTACGATCTGTCGTGTGATGTGCCGGATGGCGCGCGCAAGGTTGTCTACGTAGTGATACGTGCCGACATCACCCTGCTTTTCGCGCGCTACGATGGCCTTAGCCGACCGTTCGTTGCCCTGTTGGCCCAGCGATGCGTCATACTGGCCTGTGGTGGCCTTAATATCCTCACCAGCGCCCATTTTAGCCTGTATCAGACCTGTTTGGGGTAGCGGGGGTGCTGCACGCTGTGGAAGCGGCAAAACGGCTCCAGCGCCGTCTGTGACGTCTGGATTGACTTCCAGATACGGCCAGTTGGTCGTATTGGCAGTCTTCCACTGCATTTCGTAGCCTTCGAACTGGCCGCCGTAACCGATAAACGGTGCTTTTGGCGCCAGCGCCAGCATTTCTGCCTCTTGGCTGGTCCAGTAGTTGTACATACGCTGGGCGTCCTTGGCGTTACGCACAAGGCCAGAAATGTACAGCTTACCTTCGACTTCCCATTCGTTACCGACGACGCGCACGACAGGTATCCACTTGCCGGGCCATTCGCGTTCGTCGAGGATGTCAAACCCGTTGGTTTTCATCCACATGACCTTCTGGCGGTCTACTTCGCGTGAGCGAATAGGCTTACCAAACATCATCTGCAAATTGGCGTCTTGCGGTGTGCCTTTGAAAGCTGTCTGATTGTCTGGATACAGGTTCAGCGTAGCTTTTTCATACGACTTGTAAAAGTATTCCGCGATGCGGATGGTGTCTTCAGCCAGCCACTGCGCCATGCTTTCGTTGCCAACGCCCTGCGACATGATGGTCGAGACAGGTGATGCGTCGGGGAACATACGCTCATAGTCGGAAATCAGAATGTCTTCGGTGACAAAGCACCATTCAGCGTCTGCGCCGCATGGGTCTTGGATCGTTGGGTCCATGTAGACGCTGAACGCGTTGCGGACACGGCCAATCTTGATGTCTTGGTCGAAACTTTCTTCGTTGCAATACTCAGTCAGCAGGCGGATATAGCCTTCGCCGTAGGTGACTTGGTTGTCGCAGGCGGTGTCATAGGCAACGTCAGCGTCTGACATATACTCGATGTGGCGCACCACACCGTTGAAAATCTCTGCTACCTGCACGTCAGCGTTGTCATCAGCAGGGATGACCTTACCGCTAGGGCGGTTTTGACGCTGTTCGTTGGTGACTTGACGGACGTGCTGCGGCAATTTGTTAATTGTCAGGCAGGGACGTGCGTTAATTGTCTGCCCTTGGACGCTTCCGCGGGTCGCCAGCACGTCAGCAGGCCACTGCCACTGGTTGTCAGGGCTGCCGGCCATAAACCGCAGGTCGTCCAGTTCGTCTTCACGGCTGTCAGAGTACGCAGCCTGCGCCATTTGCAGGCGCGACCGCATGGTTGCCATCTTGTCATGGTCGTCGCCGGTCGTTTTTGGCGCGTTAGAGCCTACGTTGGCGACTTTGCCTGCTGTGTTGATGCCTGTAGGGTCGGCCATGTGCTATTTCTTGCCCTTCTTGGCGGCTTCCCGCTTAACGCTGTAGGCAATAGCTACAGCTTGCTTGACAGGCTTGCCAGCATTTACTTCCGCCTTGATGTTCTTACGAAACGCGGCTTTACCTGTCGATTTGACGAGCGGCATGATTATTTCTTCTTCGTTGGCGTTGGCTTCATCATCGTCGTTGTACGGATGACTTGCACTGGCTTGGCAGCTTTTACCATTTCTGGACCGCGTGTCGTGCCTTCGCGGGCTACAGCTTTCATAGCTGCACGCGCACGGGCTGGATCGCGGTTAGCCATAGCGGCTTTTTCAGCCTTAATAGTACCAGACTTGTACAATGCTTTGGTGTATTTGTTGGCTGGCATATTACTTACCCTTCTTAGCTGGTTTTTTAGCTGTTTTGGCGCTCTCTTTGAACGCTTTGGCTGTTGGTGCGCCTTTAGCGCCGGGTTTACGCATTTTTTCACCTGATCCGGCAGCAATTCGCGCCTTTTTGGCGTGAATGTTTGCGTACAGACCTTTTTTAGCGTCCGCCATGCTCAAGAACCCATCCATGATGTAGATATTCCCTGTGGAGAATAACTGCTCATGCGTCGCTTGTCAACGCGTGCTTCGCGGTGCGCGATAGGAAATGCAAACGTGACCGCGATGGCGTCCGCAGCGTCTGGTGAAGCCAATCCGCGCGACTTCATGTCCTTTTTGCTTTCCAGAAATATTGTCCCCTTGCTGTCAGGCTTTATCTTCGGGCTGATGAGGTCCGTTTTCAGGAACCGATCCGCTGGTATGTGCGCCGTTTTCAGCCAGTCACGCATGGCGCCCCACATTTCGGCGCGCTTGTTGCCGTACATAAGCTGTTTCATGGCCTTATTGCCAAAGTTCACGCCGCGTATCTTGTACCGCTGCTCTTTCAGCCGGTCTACAATCCCTGCGCCTAACCCGCCTTCGTCGATGACGACCAGCGCAGGCTTATATTCCTCTATCGCTTCGATGACGTGCCCTACCACTTCCATAGTGTCCGCGCCTTTCAGCCGCTTGATGGCGATGAGGTCGCGGCCCTGCCGCACAGCGATGACGGTGGCGTCAGCACCAAAGCGTGCAGGGTCAACACCGATAGCGATGGGTGCCGTTTCGTCCTTATACTTGGGCCGTGCCATCGCGTCATCTACCAGATTGACGCCGATGAACTGGTCATCACCTTCTGACGGGAACTTACCGAAGACTTCGACGTGCGCTTGGTAGCTGTCAGGCCCATATTCGTCGATGATCCGCTGGTACAGGTTTTTGTCTGTACCCTCGACTTCGCGCGCGTCGATGTTGCGTGTCTGCCAGAACGCCCGCTTGCTGTGGAATGTCTCGTAGAAATAGCCCGTGTTGCGGCGCGGGTTGGAAAAGGCGACATGAAAGCGGTGCGGCGTGTTCTCCGTGAAGAAACCATCAGACACCGACCAGATCGAGTCTGGAATACCGCTGGCTTCGTCGAAGATCAGCAGCACACCGTCGAAGTTATGCACACCCGCGTACGCGTCAGGGTTCTCTTCCGACCACAGCCGGCCTTCGACGGACCAGTAGCGCGTGCCTTTCTTGAGGTCGCGCTCGACCAGTTCCGTCAGCCACTTGGCCGGCATGATGCGTGTGGCGGCTATCTCGAACCAGTGACTGTTGAGCGACATCGCCAGCCATTTGGTAATCTCTGCCCATGTTACCGACCGCAACTGCGCCTCAGAGTTTGCCGACACGATGGTGGTCGAGCCGATGCGCGTAGACAGCATCCATATTGTCAGCCATGAGACTAAGGCCGACTTGCCGATACCGCGTCCTGACGCAATCGCCAGCCGCATGGTGTCATAGTCTATCTTGCCGTTGTTCTGCTTGATGTGGTCGCGCAGCGTACCCAGCACTTCACGTTGCCACTTACGCGGTCCTTGGAAATGCTCCAGCGGCGTACCCTTTTCGCCCCACGGAAATGTCAGCAATACAAAAGCTAGTGGGTCATCCTTGATCGATGGCGACCACAGCCTCGACATCAATTCCATTTCTTCCGATGCGCTGTAAATCGGCTGCTGCATTTGGTGTGTTATCCTCTAGCTGGGGTATCTCAAGATACGTCCCTTCGATGACGCGCTGTTGTGCCTTTTCGAGCGCGCCTGTAATGCTGATCTGCTGGTCGATGTTCACGTCGATCTGCTGTTTTGCTACCCAACCATATTGATGCTTGAGTATCTCCAGCGCAGCCTTGCTGTCGCCTGTGAGCGCCGCTTCGTGCATCGTTTTAGCCGCTGTGTATTCGCCATCAGCACGGCCTTTGATCTCAGCCATCTCCACCAGCGGGTCAGCGTCGGCCAACACGCGGAACTGCCGCGGGGTTAATCCAGCCGCCATAGCGAGACTGTCACCTTTGAGGCCGTACTTGGCAGCCTTATAGATTGCCTCTAGCCGCGCCTCGGTGGCTTGCGTCCGTTCTGGTGTGAATGGCAGTGAGTAGAAAGTCATTGGGCCACATACTAATCGAGTTGTGGTTGGTATGCAACAGGCTTTGGTGCAGTGAGATTTTGAAAAAAATAAAAATTGTTTGCGAACGGTGCCCGTGACAGTCACGCGGCCCAAGGCCCCACCCCTCCCCCCTCCAGCCAGCCGCAAAAAGCGTTTCAATTTAGCGTGCAGATTTTCGGTTGGCCTTTTGGCTTTACGTTAACGTCAACGTAAAGAAAAGCCAATCGGCTGGCTATGCTGCACTGCAACATGGGCAATCTGGGTCATGGCTGCGCGGGTCATGATTGC